TACGACTTCTTACCTCAGCGGGTCCGAATTCTCGAAACCAACTCTTTGGTTATGCGATCGATGCTTTTGCATGACGGAATAACCCTAGTTTGTTGGAAACATTCAAACAATTTGCTTTGTTAACAAATAATAAGAATGTTTTCGAGAAGTTAAGAGATGATATCAAATTTATTGATTCTAATGATTTAAAAGTTGAAGAACTTTTAGATACAGAAGAAATCCGTAAATCTTGAGTGTCATCTTCGGATTCACTGAAATTGGGAAAACTCTGCTTAAAACAAGAAGCGGCAGGTAAGGTGCGAGTATTCGCCATGGTAGATAGCTGAACTCAGACACTATTAGGAACTCTCCACGATGGTTTATTAAAGATTTTATCTTCAATACCCCAAGATGGAACCTATGATCAACATAAGCCTGTAAAGGCCTTAATTGACAAAGGCATTAAGGAGTTCTATAGTTATGATCTTTCAGCTGCTACAGATAGACTTCCTATCGAAATCCAAGTGAGGATAATCTCATGATTATTTAATAATCAAGAGATTGGCCCTCTTTGGAAGACGTTATTGGTTGATAGAGACTATATCTTAGAATCCAAAGATCAGAAGTTTTCTTCTGAGAATGGGACCTATAGATACAGTGTCGGTCAACCAATGGGTTGTCTATCGTCATGGCCTATGCTAGCCCTTACTCACCACTTGATAGTACAGGTTGCTGCACGTAGATCCGGATCAATTAATTGATTTGAAGATTACGCTGTCCTCGGTGACGATATTGTCATTGGGGACGGAGCCGTAGCTAAGTGCTATTTGGTCCTTATGAGTGACTTAGGAGTAGAGATTAATCTAACCAAGTCATTAGTAAGTGCTTCGGGATCTTGTGAATTTGCAAAACGCTTCTATCATCACGGAATAGATGTAAGTCCAATTGGACCTAAATCTATACTGGAAATGATAGGAAACCCACGTTCTTTTAAAGATGTTGTATTAAACAACTCTTTAATTGAAGTGGAAGATTTTGCGATCCTCCGAGATCAACTTAAAGGTCTCTTTAGTTCGGATAAAGTTATTAATTCTAAATGAATTAATAAAATTAAATCCAACTATTGAGACTTAGTAAGTTGTTTTGGGTTGAACTTAGGATTGGATCTATCACCTAGTCTTACGACTACGGCTATAGATTCGCTTGATCCTAAGGAGAAGATGATCGTTTCTACTCTTTTAAAGAGTATAATCGATTATCGTCTTACCCAAGGTTGATTTTTAGGACTTGAGGAGACTGTTAACACTTACAATCGGTATAGAAGATTCTATTCCTTTTGTAGTATTAGCAAGTTTCCAAGTACCGATTGTATATTAAACTCAATGAGTGAAATATTGCAAGAAAGTACTTATAAGTTGAAGACTAATATGACTGAAGACGAGGCTTTACGCCTTGCTTTCACGTCATTAGCTCGTTTAACTTGAGTCCTTGAAGAGAAGAAACAGACTAATAGTAGATCTATCAAATCTTTACGTTTAAGTAAAGCTTTGTTTGATCGGTTATACTCTGTATCTCCTGTTCTGGCATTATCTCTGATTAAAGAGAGTCAGGCCGATCCTC